ATCATCGACGCTGACGTAAGGACTGTGGAAGACCTTGCCGCTGCGAATGAGTCCACGCTCACGCGCATTGGCATCGGAGGCCGGGCGTTCAAGCAACAGGCTCAAGCTTGGCTGGATACGGTCAACGACACTGGCAAGGTTGCTGCGGAGCTGGATGCTCTTCGTAAGAAGAATGCTGATCTGGAGAAGCGAGATGCCGCGCGCGACCAGCAGATTAAAGACCTGACCAACCGCCTCGACGCTATGGCGAAAGTAAAAGAGGACGCTTAAATGACACTCTTGTCTGTGATCCAAGACCACTGTCGCATTCATGCGCTTAATATCCCGACTTCGATTACAGGGAGCACAGACACGACTGTTCAGCAGCTTTATGGGATTGCCAATGAGGTCTTGGATGATCTGGTCGATCAGTCGAAGTTCCAGGCGATTACCCGCGAGGCTACTTTCACATCCATCGCGGCGGAAGACCAAGGCGCAATTAGCGCAATCGCTGGTGTAGAGGGCTATTTGTGGGCCTACCCACAGACCTTCTACGATCGGACTCTCCGCCGTCCGCTCTACGGCCCGCTGACGGAGCAGGAGTGGCAAGCTATTAAAGCCATTCCAAACCCCGGACCCTTCTACAAATTCCGCATCTGGAACGATCATATCTTCCTCAACCCCGCACCATCAACACCTTTCAGCACGATTGCATTCGAATACGCAAGCAGCTACGCAGTCAATAGTTCTGGTGGCGTGGCTAAGGCAGCTTTCGACAACGATGCTGATGTTTGTAAGTTTCCAGAAAAGATACTGCGTAAGGGGATTATGTATCGCTGGAAGCAGATCAAGGGATTGCCTTATCAGGCGGATGAGATTGCTTACTGGTCGTTGGTCAATAACATGATCGCAAGGGATAAGGTCAAGCGACCCTATGATATGGCTTGCGGGCATCAGCAGGACTTGCAGCCGGGCATCTTCGTCCCGCGCGGGAACTATCCAGTCTAATGCGCGGACCTAGAGCCATAAACATGCGGGCACTTGCCAAGCCCCTGCCGCAGAATGAAGCCACGGCTCAGACGGTGACTGTGCCTGCGCCGGTAGGAGGCTGGAACGCGCGAGACTCGCTCGCGGCAATGAACCCCTTAGATGCTGTGGTGTTGGATAATATCTTTCCGGGGACGAGTGACGTGTCGCTGAGGCCGGGATATATCGACTGGCTTACTGCAATACCTGCTAATGCTAAGAGCCTACTGCCTTACAATTCCGTCACCAGTAGGAAGCTGTTTGTCTCCACCAACGCAGGAATTTACGATGCAACAAGCGCAGGCGTGTGCGGTGCTGCTGTTAATGCTTGCACTAATGGGCAGTGGGAGTCGGTTAACTTCATCAACGCAGCGGGCACTTCATATCTGCTGGCAGTTAATGGTGTTGACAATCTTCGTAACTACGATGGCACTACTTGGGTCAATGTGACGGGTGTAAGTGCCAATGCGATTACCGGCATAGTCACGACTTCGTTGTCGAATGTGATGATGTTCAAGCGACGGGTGTGGTTCATAGAGAAGAATTCTATGAACCTTTGGTATATGCCTACGGATGCGGTCGCGGGAGCTGCGACGGTTTTCCCCGTAGGCCAGCTTTTCAACCGTGGCGGGTATCTGGTTTCCTTCGGAAACTGGACTGTCGATAGCGGTTCTGGCTCGGATGATTATTTCGTCATAGTCACGTCGGAAGGTGAGATCGCAGCTTATCGTGGCACTGATCCTGCGAGTAGTGCAACATGGGCGTTGGTCGGAGTCTACTACGTCGGTCATCCGATTGGGAAAAAATGCTTGGTGAAGTATGGCGGGGACTTGCTCTACATCAGCCAGCAAGGTCTGACGCCGTTGTCGAAGTTCCTACAATCCACAGTTGTCGATCGGTCCGCGAGACTTAGTTTCAAGATCGAAGGTGCGTTCTTGGATGCGACTACGACCTATGGGAATAACTTCGGCTGGTCGATTACGCCGTATCCGGAAGTCAATGCGCTGATTGTTAATATCCCGGTTTCCGCCGACACACTGTCTTATCAGTATGTAATGAATGATATCACCAAAGCCTGGTGTCGGTTCTTTGGCTGGAATGCAACTGCTTGGGCTATGGTCGGAGATGACCTATACTTCGCAGGCGGAACTGTAGTGGCTAAAGCCTGGGCTGGCACCGCCGATGGTTCAGTGCCGATTACGGGTCAAGTCGCACAGGCGTATAATAACCTCGGGATTAAAGGGCAGACCAATATCGTCCTCACCCGCCCGAATATCGCTGTTGCAGGCTCTGCGCAGCTAGTAATGGCTTTCGACGCAGATTACAAGACCTTCGGTGGAAACACCACAGTCCCCTATATGCCTCTAGGCAGCGGCGCGATCTGGGACACAAGCCTTTGGGGCACTGGCGTCTGGGACTCTGGGCTATCGGCTGTCGAGTCCAAGTGGGTTACAGTCCCCAACGATCTGGGGTATCTTCATTCTTTCCGCTTGCAATTAACCACAAGCACTGCTAGGTTCTCATGGACGTCAACCGACTTCGCAGTTCGGCGAGCGGGGATATTGTGAAGCACATACTCACCGGGGCAGATCATATCATCGGTCCTTGGGTTATGGAGCAAACAGATGGAGCGTGGGTTAACGGACGAGGAAGCACAATCGGATTATTGGATGATAATAGGATTGTGGCGGGATGCTTGTTCAGCGATTATAACGGAGCCAGTGTCATGCTCCACTGCGCGGGTGAAGGATAGAAGTGGCTTAATAGAGAATTCTTGTGGTATACGTTCCACTACCCGTTTGAAGAATTAGTAGTTAATAAGATCATCTCTCCAGTAGAGAGCACCAATAGCCAGTGTAGAAAGTTCATTGAGCATATTGGTTTTAGCGTTGAGGCTACCCTCAAGCACGCCAGCCCGAAAGGGGATTTGCTAATCTATACGATGGATAGATTAGCTTGTAGATGGCTAGACTTGAAGGGAAAATATCGTGGGGAAGCCCAAGGCTCCTAAAACACCAGATTATGCTGCCGCAGCAAAAGCACAAGGTGATGCAAACCTTGGCAGTGCGCTTGCGACTAATTATCTCAACCAGCCTAATCAAGTAGGGCCGGATGGGAGTCTGACCTTTAGTTATGATTATGCTGGCGGAAATAGGCTTCCAGATGGAACAGTCATTCCCCGCACGACTGCAACCACGACGCTTAGTCCCGATCAGCAACGGCTCTACGATCAGAACAATCAGATTTCGATTGCGCTTAATGATCTGGCCAAGCGTGGGATTGGGTATGTCGATACTGCGAGTTCCACGCCAACGAACATCAACGGTGCTCCGCAGTTGTCAGGAGCTCCTGGCGCTACGCAGTTTCAGTCACAGTATGATCTTAGCAACCTAGGTGCTATGCCTTCCAGCAGCGACTTCGGCGCGCAAAGGGATCAGGTCACGCAAGCGCTTATGGATCGCATGCAGCCTTATATTGATAGGGATAGGTCGGCACTGGATAACAAGCTGGCTAATCAGGGATTGCATATCGGAAGCCAGGCGCGGAACTGGGATGAAGATACCTTCAACCGAGGTGTCAATGACCAGCGGCTCGCAGCGGTGCTTGGTGGTAGTCAGGAGCAGCAACGGCTCTTCGACAACGCAATGGGGATCAGGTCGCAGGGCTTTGGCGAAGCAGTCCAACAGGGAGATTTTGCCAACAAGGCCGCGGAAGCCACGTTCGGGCAGGGGCTTGCGAGCAGCCAGATGAACAATCAGGCGCGGCAGCAGGCTTTGCAAGAAGCGGATTACTTCAAGAATCAGCCGCTGAATATGCTCAATGCGCTGAGGACGGGTAATCAAGTTTCCATGCCGCAGTTTGGAGATGTTAGCACAGGCGCGCAGGTGCAAGCGGCGCCGATTTACGCCGCGACGAATGATCAGTATAATGCACAGTTGCAGGCTTATCAGTCCAAGATGGCAGGATATAGTGGGTTGCTCGGTGGGCTAGGCACACTTGGCAGTGCAGCTATTAAGAAGTGGGCTTAAGATTATGGCAAATAGCGGCACACCCTTGATGCGGTCCAGTGGCCAAGTTCCTTATATCCCGACAGGGTATGAGGGCTTACAATCGCAGGCGGCAACGAAAAGAAAGATTGCGGAGTCATTACTGGCATCTAGAATGCCAGATAACGCTCGATCGTGGGCGCAGGTGCTTGGGCATATTGCTGAAGCATGGGCGGGGAAAAGCTTGCAGAAAGACGCTGACAAAGCTGATGAGCAAGTCAGGCAGGCACAGCTTCAGGCCAATGCAGTCGTGCAATCTGGGATTGAGGCTGACGTGCAGAGTGGTATGACTCCGCATGAATTGAAACTTAAATGGGGCGGCAATCCACTGGCGGCGGAAAGGTTGAAGCAATTCGATCAGCCCATGGAGTTTGCCAATGGCGTTGCAGTTAACAAGTATAATGTTCGCGAGGGCACTCAAGGTCCCCAGAACCCGACTGCAATGGTTATTAGAGACTCTCAAGGTAATTGGCAAGTTAACCCTTCAGCTGTCCACGCACAGAGGTCTGCTACTGGGCTTCCTGTGGATGGAAATGCTACGGGGACTTATCCCGATCCTACTGGTCCGGCAATGGGAGCTTATATCCAAGGCCAGCTCCCCGGTAGCCCCGAAGTTAAAATTATGAGTGACGGCACGAAAGCTTATCGTGTTAATGGTGAATGGTATGATAATCCGGAGGGCAAATAATGCCTAAAATTACTGATCCAGGGAAGTTGGCAGAACTTAATGGCCAAGCTCCCGCCCGTCCGCGCATACCTACTAGTCCGCTCGAAACCGCAGGTAAGGTTGCCGGGATTGATCAAACACGCACAAGCACTCGTAATGACCAATTAACCGGGATCATTAAGACGAATGATATCAGCAATCTTCCGGTGACAAATGCACTACTTGCCGCTCAGTTACGGGAAGCTA